TAAGGGGGGTAAAACGAGATGTGAGAAAACAGAGAAATGGGTAAAAGGTTGATTTGTTTTGTATATCAAAGAGTTAGGGGATAATAGAGGATAGAGAGAGGACAAAACGAAATGTTACAATGACGTTACATTTGTGTTACATTCGGGGAGGGTTTGAACGGTGTTTGAACCGAAAATGTTACATGGTAGGATAAAAGGGGTGATTTGAGGCGTTTTCGGTGTAGTTGTGGGTGTCTTTGTTGTGAGACGGACGGAAGGGTTGTACAGGCAAAAAGAATGGCTTTGACGGGCGTCTCTTAGATTGAATTTGGGTTGAATTGAGATGGGTGAGCAGATTATGGCTTGCCTTTTATTTTATCCTTGTCTATAAAATATTTATTATTGAAATATCGTATATAGTTATTATTTTGTATATTTGCAGCAAAATATGACGGTTATGACAAAAGTAATACATGTGCATCTAATGCAGGGACGGAAGAACTACTACTTTGGCTCCATCCCTGCCATATACAGCGTTCTGACGGCTGAGGAGATAGGTATAAAGCAATGCTCACTGGAGCGCGTAGGATTGAGTAAAGGGGGCATTGTGCTGAATAAAAAGGCATGTATCATGGCTGGGGAGCTGATACGCTCTAAGGCGACGAAATAAGACATAATTTAACGGCTAAAATGCTGATTGAACGATAGTTGAACGGTTTCCGACACGTATTTGAACGGTTGGAAGCCGTTTTTTCGTTTTATGGAGTCTTAAAACGGGTGATTTGGGGGCAAAAATGGCTTTGGGGTGACACGAGGGGTGACGATTGGAGTGACATGGAAAAACGAAATGTGTAACGAGGGGTGACATTAGGGGTGACACATTTAACATAAACCATATTGAATTAGCCCCCCTCACAATGACCGAAAAACGTTGATTTGGTTTGTTTTCATGCTTTTTACCCCCTCCCTTATTCCAAAGGTATAGGGCATATTACCATATTGGCACGATTTGATTTTTTGTAGAACGCTGTGTTTATCGGGGGGGTTGGCTATATTTGTGGTGTGAAATCATTAAAAACTGTGCGTGTGATGGAAAGTTATGCGTCAATCTCCCAATCTTTATAGCCTTTTGCACGCAGTTCTTCCAAGCGTTTTGTATAGGCTGTGATATCATGAACCAGCGGAACCATTCTATACCTATTATATAGCTGCTGCTTCTCATCATCTGTGAGTGTGATGGGATTATCCGGGTGTAACTTATTCCAATAATTCTCCACGAAGAACACTGCGTTTCGGCGCACTCTGGTGTATTCTTTCAAGAACTCTTCAAGTTCTGTCTTCTCTGGGTCTATCATAGTGTATAATGTTTATCAAATGATACAGTTAATGCGTACAGAAGCCTTGACGAGAGCCAGGGCTGTAATGCGACGGAAGTCAATATCTCTTGCTGCATAAGCAGGATTTTCAGATCCGAGAGTGATGAAAGGCTCGCCCTTGTCGGACTTGCGGATGTATTTTACCACGATATAGTCTTCCCCGTCAATATCGTAGGAGAGCAGGTACATTTCGCCGTAGAGCAGATTATTAATGTCGGGCGACTGCTGCTTATATAGAATAATATCGCCCGACTTGAGAAGCGGGTACATGGAATCGCCCACTATGCGGATGGCACCATCGCACTTCGGGAGATTGGGAATCTTGATGGTATCAATGATATTCTGCTTGTTATTGTCAAAGAGAGCCTTTAGTCCTGCAGTAGCTTCAAAGTCATAGAGATACACCACTTGTGCATCTTCTTTTTTCTCTGTGCTCCGTGGATGGTGTATGGGCTTCACTTCTACTTGCTGCTCTTGTGCTGTAGGCTTAAGCATGTCTCCTTTGCCTGTGAGGAGCCATTCTGTGGAATAGTTGGGATAATTTTCAACAAGCAATTCTATCCATTTTGCTTGTATGTCTGTACCTTTGGCTATGGCACGAGATAAGACACCTTTACTGGCACCTATTTTCTTTTCCAATGCGCTGATAGTTATCCCCTCATGCTTGGACAATTCCTCAATTCTCGATAAAATTTTGCACATAAATTGAAAATTATCACCCAAAAACTTTGGATGGTTGAAAATTATCGCTATCTTTGCAGCGTGTTAATGATATAACCAGCGCCCAAAGATACAAAAAAGGTGGGAGTTGAGCAAATGTTGAACAATCAAAAATAAGGGATTATGGAAAATGCAGTCAGCAAGAAATCGCTCATGGAAGCTGTGGACATCCATGAGTATCGTGAACTAAAGATTCGTGGAGTTCTTCAAGAACGGATGGGCGATGACGGAATCAAGGTATTGCTATCGAGTGTGCCTATTCGTTATCGTCGTAAACTGGCCTCTGCCCGTCATTAGAGTACATGTAGGAATAGCCATGCAGTTGCATGAAGAACTTGATGGTTGCCAAGGTGTCCTCGTTAAAGAAGTTGTCGTTGACATAAGTGATTTTAACGGAGAAGTAACCTGTCTTCCTGTCGAAGCAGTCTTCCTCCGTCCATAAGGCGAAGGCCTTGACAAAATGAGTGACCGTTTCGATTTCGAGGTCGTAACACTCCCTGGAGTTTCCATCAAGGTATTTTCCCATGCAGATGGTAGTGCAGTTGTAATATTCTGTTTTGTCCATTGGTGTGATAATTTTAACAGGGCATAAAGGTAGTAAAATAATCAATAAAAAACAAACGGAGATATGGAAAAGCAAATTTTTGTAAGTGAGAAAGCCAAGGCACACCTCAGAGATGTGTTCCATTGTACAAACGTGATGGTGTGGTACGCGCTGACCTTCAGGCGTGACAGCGAGCTGGCGCGGAAGATACGCTACACGGCACTGACGCAGCTGGGCGGCGTGCCGAGCTGGAAACCCGAAGAGGTGGAAACGACGCATGAGGAAACGGCACGGACTATGACGCTGCACTTCGGCAAGCGCGTCCAACTGGTGTATGACCGGAAGGACGGCAGCAGCCATGTGCTTGTGGACGGTGCGGAGCAGAGATGCGAGCAGGGCTTGGGCATTCCGGAGTTTATGGCATTGAGCGACGAAGTGGAACGGATGGCTATGAGCCTGTAACTATAATTGGGATGGAATATTTCAATAAAATATTGTGCGTAACCTACGCGGAACTGACTGGAGGTAACGATGCAGTTATCAAGGCTGCCACCTTACGCCAGAACATGAAGCGTGGGAACATCGTCAGCGTACACCGTGGAGGCGGCGAGGGCGGTCAGGCACTCTACGCATGGAGTTCCATTCCTCAGAAATACAAGGAACGGTATATGGAGCGATACGGCGACCCCGAGCAGCGCATGAAGGAAGCGATGATACGAGACCGGGTAAAACTGGACAGTGATGCACACACTTGGTATACGGACTACAAATATGAGATGAATGGAGAAATGACTAAATTAACTACCGAACTCATCGATGAGTACACCATCAACGCCAGCGTGCTGAAGGAGCTGCTGCGGATGATGGCACAGCGCCGGGCCATCCGCCAGAGCCTGAACGGCAGCATGGCCGGGGCGTGGGAGGTGATTTACCAGAGTTCGGAGGCTATGCGTGAGGAGTACGGACATACGCTGCCGCAGAATGCTGCGAGGCTGAAGGCGAAAATCAAGGCTTTCAAGGCTGACGGGTACAAGAGTCTTATCAGTGGTAAGGTCGGAAACCGTAACACGGTGAAAATAACAAAGGAATTCGGACTTCTTCTCATCGCACTGAAGCGCAGCCGAACACCAGTCTATACCGATGCGCAACTCTTCGAAGAGGGGAACCGCCGAGCAATAGAGAACGGCTGGAAACCACTGAAGAGCCTTGCATGGATGAAGCGGTGGCTATACAGTTCGGCAACACAGCAACTATGGTATGATGCCGTGCATGGTGAGAATGCCGCCCGCCTTAAATTCGGCAGGAAGCAGAAAACGAAACTCCCTACACGCCGCGATTCGCTTTGGTATGGCGACGGAACGCGCCTGAACTTGTATTATCAGGATAAGGAAGGAAATGTGCGTACGACACAGGTTTACGAGGTGATTGATGCCATGAGCGAGGTAATGCTGGGCTACTGGATAAGCGACTCAGAGGATTACGAGGCACAATATCACGCTTTCCGAATGGCCATTCAGACCAGCGGACACAAGCCTTACGAGATTGTGCACGACAACCAGGGCGGACATAAGAAACTAAACAAGGTTCAGCCGAACTCAAATGGAAAAGGCTTCTTGGACAAAATATGCCATATCCACCGTGCCACAATGCCCAACAACGGATCTTCCAAAACGATTGAGGCCATATTCGGACGCTTCCAGCAGCAGGTTCTCCACCAGTATGACAACTTCACGGGCCAGAACATCACCGCAAAGAAAGCCAGCAGCCGGCCCAACCTTGAAAGCATGGAAGCCAATAAGAAGGGCTTGCCTACATTGGACGAACTGAAAGCTATCTACGCCGAAGCACGGCAGAAGTGGAACTCCATGAAACACCCCATCTATGGTAAAAGCAGAATGGAAGTATATGAAAGCAGCGTAAACGAAGAAACACCGGTCGTAACACCAGTAGACATGGTTGATATGTTCTGGATTATGCACGACAAGCCGGCAACGTTTACCGACCAGGGGATCACCATCGAGGTGAAAAAACAGAAGCATACATGGGAGGTGTTCAAGAACGGAGAACCAGACTTGGAATGGCGTAAACGGCATACGTGGGAAAAGTTCTATGTTCAATATGACCCGAACGACATGACCACGGTTAATCTCTATGCGATTGACCTTGCTGGCGGGAAACGTTTTTCAACCGTGGCACGCCCCTACTGGGAGATACACCGTGCATTGCAAGATCAGAGTGCAGAGGAAAAGACGCAGATACACAAGGCCATCGAAGCAGGCAAGAACGACCGCATAGAACGTGTAATAGCAGGCAGACGCATCGCTATTGCCCATGGTACTGACCCGGAGCAGAATGGACTTGTTTATCCGAAGCTGAAAGGGCTCAACAAAGAGCAGCAGGAACAGGCTCAATCAAGATTTGCCCTGTATGCCAAACCGCCCCAAAAATTCACGTTAGGACAAATAACCAAGCAAATAAGTCTGACGGATTGGAGTGAGGAGGTCAATTCGAATAAAGAACAAGACATTACTGCACCGGTTAAGGTCGACATGGCTTCGGTGGCTGGGAAGATGTAAGCGGCGAGGCAATGCCGCACGGAACAGAACAACGGAACAACAATAAAAACAGAACAAGATATGAAGTTGACAAAGAATGAAAAGGGACAGATTCAGGAGTGCTTGAGGCAATACGCAGCCAAGTACCCAAGTCAGAACAAGGCGGCACAGAGCCTCACGGGGACGAGCAGCGCGACAGTGAGCAGCATCCTGCAGGGCAAGTGGGAGAACATATCGGACGATATGTGGCGCAACCTTGCCGCACAGATCGGAGTAACGGGCGCCACGGACTGGCAGGTGGTGGAAACCAAAGCCTATCAGGAAATGGCACTCGTCATGAGAGATGCACAGGCGGTGAAGAACGTTACATGGATTGTCGGAGAGGCAGGATGTGGCAAGACCACGACCGCAAGGCTCTATGCCGGCGAGAATAACGGGGTGTTCTATATCTTGTGTTCAGAAGACATGAAGAAGAGTGATTTCGTAAGAGAGATAGCACGCCGTATCGGCCAGCGGACTGAAGGCTACAGCGTGCGGGAGCTGCTCGACCGCATCATTGACGACCTCATACAGATGGAGGCACCGCTGCTGCTCTTCGACGAGGCGGACAAACTGCCGGAGCGGGTGTTCCACTACTTCATCGACCTGTACAACCGCCTGGAGGACAAGTGTGGCATCGTGTTCCTATCCACAAGCTACATCAAGCGTCGCATGGCAATGGGGCTGCGCTACAACAAGTGCGGCTACAACGAGATCCACTCGCGCATCGGCCGCAAATTCTACGAGTTGGAGCAAACGGCCCCACATGATGTCTACGCAATCTGTATGGCAAACGGCGTTAATGATAAAGCACGGATATCGGAGGTTGTTAAAGACGCGGAGGAATATGAGTTTGACCTGCGACGTGTGAAGAAAAGCATACACAGGGTGAAGCTGATGACCGCACAGACAGCGGCCAGACAGCGTTTGAACGGTGATAAAACAGTGAGACGATGAGCAACGGAGTGAAAGATGCAGCCCAAGTGATAGCAGAGCTTACCGCTGCAAATGCAGAGCTGCGTGAGAAGATAAAAGACCTTGAAAAAGCATTGTGGAAAAGGGACCACCCTGTGCTCCGCCGTGCACTGAGTGTAAGCGACGTGATGCGCATGAAGAAAGAGACCTATCCCTTTGAGGGTGCATGGGAGGAAGCCTTCGGTCATCCGGAGAAAAACGGTGTCTGGTTCGTATGGGGCAACAGCGGGAACGGCAAGACGAGCTTCTTGCTGCAGCTCTGCAAGGAACTCTCGCGATTTGGCCGTGTTGCATACGACAGCCTGGAGGAAGGAGCCTCCCTGACGATGAAAAACGCCTTTATGACGGCAGGCATGCAGGATGTGGCACGGCGGTTCGTACTGCTCGACCGTGAGAATATGGAACAGTTGTCGGCACGCCTTGGCAAGCATAAAAGTCCTGACATAGTCGTGATAGACAGTTTCCAATACACACACATGAGTTTCAATGAGTACGAGGCCTTTAAGGAGCGCCATGCCAACAAGCTGCTCATTTTCGTCAGTCAGGCGGATGGCAACAAGCCGGCGGGCCGTACGGCCGTGAGCGTGATGTATGATGCGAGTCTGAAAATATGGGTGAGCGGATTCCGTGCCCAGAGCAAGGGGCGGTACTTCGGAAGCAAGGGGTACTATACCATTTGGGAGGAGCGGGCGCGGCTGGTGTACGGGGATGAGACAATTCAAAATTCACAATTCACAATTCAAAATGGCAAACAAACGTGACAACCTGATTTACAGGCTGCGGAAGAAAGGCGTGAGGGTGCGGACACGGGAGCGGACCATATTTTTCGCCTATGACGGCAAGCCCTTTGAGATAAGACAAGTGGCACGACTGTGCAAAGAATTTCATTTCGTTATGCAATCAGAACTATAAACAATAATAAATTATGAGCAAGGAAAGACGGATTATTGAAATTGCCCCTGGACGCATGAGTCCGGGCGGGCGGATGGCGGACCGCATCGAGAGCCGGGGACATTGTTGCCCATATTGCCAGGGAAATGGATACCACTGGCAGGAGGATGAATGGCAGGAACGTTACAAGCAGGAGTGCCAGATATGCAAGGGCAGCGGAAGGCTCGATGCCGTGATAACTATTGAGTGGAAATCTGGGGAAAGTAAAAAGGTAAAAGAGTAAAGAAGTATGATAGATTGTAGAGATTATAAAAAAGGCCGTTGCCTCGGAAACTGTGACGGCATGGGGCATTTCCTATGTGACGAATGCAAGTGGCGAAAGCCGAAAAAAAGAAGATAATATGAGAAAGTTGAGATATTATTCGATGATACCGAACGACAAGCCGGAATGGCTGTTGAGGTTACAGATGGAAATCAGTCAGCATTACAGCTTCCAAGCAATGGAAGACACCGAGGAGGATTGGGACCGGCTGAAGGATTATGTGGATGCCAAGATCCTGGAACTGTATAACCGAAGGGATGTGATGGTGAGGAGCCAAATAGAATCGGCACTCATAACCGACGAAGGGAAAACGGTGCTGCATATCGAGCGAAATCGAAAGGTGGTTCAGACATATTATTTACAATAATTTAAATTTCAATGACATGGCAAACATTTTAGACGAAATCAAGAAGCGTATCCAAGTGTGGCACGAGAAGCGTGCGGCACGCATCGAGACCAACCGCCAGGCGGAGCTTGACGCGGAGGCACGGGAAGCTGTGCAGGTAATGGAATTCAACAGCAGGCTGTACATCTGTGTACACGGCACACCACTGTTCGACATCGATATTTTCAAGAACAGCGTGGCCGAGGTCGTAGCCTGTGGCCGCAGGGCATACAAGGACTGGAAGGAGGAGAAGCTATGGGAGCGGAACGGAACTACGCGCGTTTCTACAGCCTGCTGAAGAAACTGCCCGGCGCGGACAAGGAAACGCTCGTGGAGCAGTACACGAACGGTCGGACCGTCCACCTGCACCGGACCACCATGCAGGAATACAACAAAATGTGCAATGACATGGAGCAGGTGGCAGGCTATGATGAACGGATGCGCCGGATGCACGAGGCACTCCGGAAAGCACGGAGCGGCGTGCTGCACCAGATGCAGCTGTACGGCATAGACACTGCCGACTGGACACGTGTCAACGCCTTCTGCAGGGATCCCCGCATAGCCGGCAAGGAATTCCGGGAGCTGGACGTGGAAGAACTGAACGCGCTGAACACGAAGATGAGGGCCATCATCAGAAAACAAAAGTCAAACCAATAAAAACAAAGGACAATGGAAACAAAAGTAAACATCAATGATTTGAGCAAGGAAGAGCGGGCGAAGCTGCTCGCAGAGTTGCAGAACGAAGAGAGGCAGAACCGCATCGAGCGGCGTGAGACCTACGAGGGGCTGCGTGCTTCCTTCATGAAGGAGGTGGAGGAGAATGTGACAGAAATAACGAAAGTGGTAGAATACTTTAAGGCGTGGCTTGAGCAGGAGGTTGAGGGCTTTGTGGCCATCATGAAGAACTACGGGCAGGTGCGCAAGAGTGACCAGCGCAGCTACACCATCACCGACGGTGACTTCCGCCTGGAGATAGCCGGCAACAAGGTGAAGGGCTTTGACGAGCGCGCCGACCTTGCGGCGGAACGTCTGATAGACTACCTGAAACGCTATATGAAGCGGAGCGAGAAAGGGGCTGACGACCCGATGTACCAGATGGCGATGACGCTGCTGGAGCGCAACAAGGCCGGTGACCTGGACTACAAGAGCATATCCAAGCTCTATGAGCTGGAGGACAAGTTCGACAGCGAGTATGGCGAGATCATGGGTTTGTTTAAGGAAGCCAACGTGGTTCAGAAGAATGCCGTGAACTACTACTTCCAGAAGCGTAACCCAGAGACCAACGTGTGGAAGAGGATAGAGCCGAGTTTCTGCAGGATGTGAGGAAAAGTAAAGAAGTAAAAAGGTAAAATAGTAAAAAGTCCGCTAAATGATTGATGTTTAGCGGACTTTTTTGTAATTTTGCACATTATGGGGAAAGGCAGAAACAAACAGCTCATTGATGAGCGCGACAAAAAGCTGTTCGAACGGTTCTACTACTGGTCGGAGGTGCAGCGCCTGCGTTTCGACGACGTCATCCGCAAGCTCTCGGAAGAGGAGTTCTTCCTCTGCGAGGCGACCACGCTGCGCATCATCAAGCGGATGCTGGTGGAAGGTGCGACGGTGAATGGCGCCGCCGTGAAGAAGAGCCGTTACATGGGCTTCAGGTCCTTACGGAAACAGAAATCGTCTTCTTCGCAATTGTCGCTCTTTCCCGAGTAGTTTCGGACGTAGCGCAGGTGTAGGTCGCCTCATACACCTTTATCCCGTGATTGAATGTAAAGAACTTTGAGCGGGTACGTATCAACGCCCCCTCGCTACTTACCCTATAACCCTGCAACAATGCGTGCAGGGCTTTTCTTTTTTCCTCGCGCTGCATAATTCTTTCTGCTGTTTGGCTGCCGGCATGCGTGTCGTCGTAGCAGTCGATAGCGAGCCGCACACGCACTTCGCACACGCCGCGCTGCGACAGGTCGCCCGCGTCGCTCCATTCGGTGCCGGGTAAGTCAATGAGGATTGCCGGAAAAGTAAGCGGATACATGTCGACGTTTTCGTCGTCGAGGGCCTCGAGCTGGCCATAGTCTTCATCCACGGTACGCGCCCAAGGCAGCTCACCGGCAATCTTACCTGTGAGATTAACGAGAAGTGATTCCATTTTTTATTTCATTTAATTTGTTAATGACGATTTGATTAATCTTTACACGCAGTTCTTTACTATCACCGATGAACTGTCGCCGGGGTATTTTTGCGATAACGTTGAGTTTCGTTTTCTTGGTTAGTGCCAGCGCGCGCCACTTCCTTGCCTCTTCGGGCAGTTCTTTCGTCAGTTTTCCTTTACCCTTTACGCCTGCCAATGCATATACTTTAGCCCATGCCATTTTGCGCATTTTTGGTGTAACGGTAGGATTTGTGTGAATGGTGCCACCCTCGTTGTGGATACGTGCATACGGCACAGGGTTGACCACCGTCACCTGTCCCGGCGCAGGTACGGCATCGACGCTGTTCATCAGGTGATTACGCTCTGAGGTCAGCGGCTTGTAAGGGCTGCCTGCTTCTTGCCGCCTTGTCTTCTTCCATGCATGCAGTCCGTCATCGGTAAAGCCTCCATCACGGAAGTTCTGACGGAAGTGGTTCTTTGCTATGATGGCCGCCTTGCGTGGTATTTCGTCACGCATGGCACGTTCCACCTGCTTCGGTGCACGGGCGATGATGTCGGCTATTTGTTTAGCATTCATAAAAATAATTGCTTAAAAGTTTGTTCGTAACGAAATGTTTTGTATCTTTGCAACAGCCCATCAAGGGTTAGCATGTGCTACGGCACGTTGCCTCGCGGGGAAGTTTAGGCTTCCCCGTTGTTATTTTATAAATTCTCCTGACTTGAAGAACAGTCTTATTTTGCCCTTTTCGTAAACCCATACCTCCTGTATATCAGCATTGATATTTGTTCGTGCAATAATGTTTTTACGGATAAACCTATCACTGCACCCTTTTGTGTTATTGATCACAATATATGGCGATTGTTCCATTCCATGCGACAGCATTCTTCCTACTTTCTTTTTGTTCCACGGTCTGACAAAGCTCTCGTACTCATAGAAGATGCCGTCTACCAGAAAATCGGGACACTTTCGCTCGTACTTCGTGCCGATGAGCGATCCATATATCTGTTTATACTCTTCTGATTTAAAGTGTACGGACGGCGTTATCTCCGCCTTATGACCAGCTTTAGCGAAGGACTGGGCAACTGCAACGATGTCGTGATAGTCGGACTTTTTCTTGTCTACAAGTTCATGAATAGACAGTGTACCCCCATTCTTGTACTTGTTCTTCAGAATAAAACCCTTATTGTCCGGCAGCTTGGCATCAATATACGGGCAATGAAAACAGTCTTTTTTGCGATTTTGAAACACTGCCTTAATTCGGTTCCTAATACCCTTCGGTTGATAGAATGGGCAGTGGGCGCAGTTCTCGGGGAAGTAGGGGTGCGTGTCATTAATGAGGTGCCCATCTCGTCCGGGATTGTTGTCCAGTCCCTGCTGCGGATTCGGAGCCGGCATATCCTCCACCAGGTCCTCCGGTGAAGCAGGCTCGTCGGTGGCCTCGAGCGAGCACTTGCAGTTCCACCGGTCCTGCGGGTGATGCTTCGCCCAAAATGGGTGGTCCACGGGCAGCGTGAGTTTCTTTTCCCAGTAGGACCGGTGCGAAGCCTCGGCATCGGGCGATGTGGTAGGCATCCATCGCAGATTGGGTATTACGTCTTTATTGCGGACAAACTCCTGCCAGTCGGCCGCGGCGTGTGCCCGCAGTACGGCCGTGTTGTATTCTGTCTTCAGCCATGCACCCACGTGGTGCGATGAGATGCTTTGAACATCATTCAACCACTGTTCGAACGGTTTTAGATGTCCGTTTGAGTCTAATAGCTTGGCCGCCATCGCCTCACCCATGGCGTGCACTTTGAACGCGGCGAACACCTCATTGCCGTGGCGCATGGCGTTTAGAAAATCGTCGTTGTGTCGTGGCTGGTAATCACCCCGTGCCAATCCCTGTACTGCAGCCTCGTGCAACAGTTGCAGCAGCTTACGCCACATGCCCGGTTCAATTTCGGTGGACGTGTCGAAACCGTCGTACACCTCGTGCAGGAAGTCATTCAAGATGTCGGCAGAAAAGCTGATATTCCCACCGGCGTTGCGGAAGTGGCTGTGACATCCGCAGTGGTTGCCACCGTAATAAAGGCTGTCGATTAGAAATCGTTGTCTGCCCCGACAGGCTTCGGGGCTATGCCGAAAAAACGGCTCAGGGCGTTGGTGGGCAGTGTGGGCTTAGCGGGAGGTGTAGGTTCTGTGGACTCTTGTTGCAGTCGTTCGCGCAGTGCAGCACGCTCCTCCTCTTTCTTTGTTTTCAGCTCGTCGTAGTTCTCCGGCTTGGCTATACCGAAAGTCTCATACATATAATCGTCGTCGATGGGCAGTCCCATATTGGCGCACTTCTGCACGATGTCGATTTGCTGCGCCACGTCCACCTTGTCCTTCTTGGCATAGACGAATTCGCCGCCGTCGGTATTGAAGCCCAATTCGGCGAATATGTCGCACATCTGATAGTTAAGAACGTCTAAGATAAACTCACGGTCGTCCGCGTTCATCTCGTCCTCTTCCTCCTTGTGTATCGTGCCGAGAGCCTGTGTGCCGGTACTCTTGGCATCGGTGGTGAGGGTATTGCCCAGCACGCGGATGCTGATTTTACTGTCCCAATATTCTGCAAAGGTGCGATACAACTCGCTGCTGCCCGTCTTGTTGGCCGCCTCGAGCAGTTTCAGGTCGCTGTCCTTAGGATGAATATACACCGCGTTCGTGCCCTGTGAGCGTGCTTCTCGGATAAGCGTCCTGCGTGCTTCTTCGTCGCCCGCATCGTAGGTATACTCGCGGATCGGCATACCAAATATGTTACAGAACCGTGCCCAGTCACCCATATTTCCTTTTTTATAAAGCACGGCGGGCAGTATCTCGGCAAAGATACCCAGCCCGCGTTCCGAGCCGACAAACAGTGTATTGGGGTACAACTCAATAGGCTCGCCCTCTATATCGCCCTGGTAGCGCAACAGGAGGCGGTGCACGGGGTCGTAGTGCTTGCGGTCGATAGAGTCGACGCGGATATTGCCGTCCTCTCCCATGCGGAACTGCACCAAGGTGAAGCCCCAAAATTCGGAGAGGATGAGTTCCTTGCGCAGCTCTTTGAACCACGGCGAGCGCAGCTGCTTATTGATCGCCTCGTCGGGCTTGCCGTCGCGTTTAAACTCAACCGGGATTTGCGTTACTCCGCGCAACCGCTTCGCCATGACACCCGTGAGGTGCAGATCGAAGTTTGCACTCTCGTACATGTCATACAGCCGCACGCGGTTACTGTAGTCGATACCCTGCGCCGACGTGACGGCGTTCATGTAATGTTGCAGGTTGAAATGAAACAGTTCCGGCATCTGCAGCACCACGTCCGGCTGCCGTTCTCCCGATTTGGTGAGCATACCGCCCTGTGTAATACGGCGGTTGCTTGCTCGTTTATCTCTTAGATTTCCCATTTCGCTTAACTATGATATTGTGAATTATGCATTGTGAATTACCCTAACACCGGCCTTGCTTCGTCAGCTTTGATTTGCCAACGCGACTTGTCCTCAAGTTCATCAGCAGGCAGCAAGGGAGCACCGTCGATGGTCACGTCGCCCCGCATGACCCCTTTGAGCCATTCTACAGCCCGGTCGTAGCGGTCCTGCCGTATCTTCGACATCTTATACGGATTGTGTTGGCAGAAGATGTGGAAGATGGTGATGTCCAGGGCGAACATCAGCACCAGGGCATGGCGGTCGGTGCCGCGCGCGGAGAAAATCTTGTCGCAGTCGTACTTTTTATTCAGATACGAGCGCATTTCGGTGACGGCCCTATCTTCGCATATCTCTACAATCTGCGGGTCGTAGTCGGCTGTTCCCTGTCGTAGCAGACTGTCGAGTATCTCCTTGTGTATACTCGCGTTATAATCGGTTATGTCTATAAAGTTGCTCATATTTACAATATAAAAGGGTTGTCTTTGTTCAAGTCTTCGTCGTTGAGAGCGATGGTATAGGTAGGCTCCAGTTCCCCCGTCTTTGTATCCACCATGGTCACTGCGCCCTCTACGGCATCCAGACCATCGGCGGGGTATGGAAGTGTCAGTTCGAAGAGTTTAGACTGGTTGATGAGTTCCTGCATGTGCGGGTTGTCTTTCTCTTCTTCGTTGAATATCCATGTACCCAGCCGGTCGAGCGGCTCCAGGTTCGCTTCGATACGCGTGGCCTTATCGGTCTTCTTTCGCGTATCTTCGCGAATGAAGAGCTGTGTCTTCCGTTTGGCACACTCTTCACGCAACAAGGGCTTGAAGACCTGCTGATAAAAAGGGTCCTGCAGCTTATTGTTTTCGATGTACCAGTACACGTTAGTCATCCCCGCCACGTATTTGTCCAACTCAAAATACCAACCAATAAAGTTGGCATTAGTTTCGTGAGCCAGGAAACCTTTTATAATGTAATACACGCCTTTATACTTTCCGATGAGCCACAGGGCTTTGGTAGAACTTCCTTTTTTCTTGCTGTCCGAGTAGGCGGGGTCGCCATACCCGATCAGGAAGCGGAACTTTTTTAAAGGCGGAATCTTGCCGAAAGGCAGGTTCTTAAATACCTTTCCTTCGGAAATGGGATTATTAAAAAACTCTGCTTGTATGGCGGCCGCACTGTAGCCGGAAAGATACTCGTCAATCATCTCTTCGGTATTCTTTGACCAAACGGATTTACCGTTTTTGTCCCGAATATTCACGATGTCCCAGTTTTTGGCAATCTTCCCGGCTCGGGTGATGCAGCAGTCCTTGGCAATGATGTTTCCGCACCACAGTATTAATGAGGGTTTGGAAATAGACCGCGTCGGGAGTAGTGCCCGCTCGGCCCAGTCCCACTTCTTTTGAAGCGTCACGGGATTGCGGCAATCCTCATCGGTATCGAAGTCATCGAAGTAAATCACGTCAGGGCGTATGGCACCGTTACGCATTCCACGTGGAGCTGCCCCTGCACCCAGTGCGATGAATTTCGCACCGCACCGGCATGTGAATTCGTTCGTTGTCCACTGTCCGAGGAGTACCTGTTTCCCATAGAACTGCTTGAGCCTTCCATTGCTCTCGAAGTTGGTTTTATAAGGTGTCAACAGGCGGACTGCAGCGTCTCCTGTTGCGGAAGCCAATACAAAGAAGTGCTTGCGTTTCGTCAATGCCAGGTACATTAGTACGAACATGGCCACGGTTGACTTTGCCAGCTCACGGCTCCAGGATAGCACTTCATACCATTTGCTGTTTTCCGTGAGCCGCCTGATGGCTTTTAGCTGAAATGGTGCAAACTCGCTTTCCGCATAATCCGGGAAAAAATATTTGATCCATGCGACGGGGTCTTTCTCCAGTTCTGCCCGCTGCCGTTCTATCTCACGGCGGGAGAGGCTTTCGTCCACCGGAATATTCTTGGCCAACCCCTCGTGGAACTTGATCCACAGCTCTAATGATTGTTTGTCCGTCTGCTTGCTCATGACTTCGTTCCAGCAGCTTGGTCTTTGATAAATGCATCAAAGAGGTTATTGAACTGTTTGGCAGCCTCTATATCCAGTGGCCGCAGCCACGACAGAAAACGCATGGCAACGGACACACAATCGGGCACACCGATGTCGGCCTCGAGCTTCTTGATGGAGCCGGCCAACTTGGAGAGTGCATCGGCTTCCTGTGTGGTGGCAAACCGTTCACCATCGGGCCGCGCGTTGATTTTTTTGTTGATTTCAACGATCTGCCGATTCCATTGTGCGATGATCTGTGCCGGCGTGATGGTAACGGAAGCCTTTATCTCTTCCCAGTTCTCCGCCTTCACCCATCGGCTTACCGTCTGCCGTGTGGTACCCACTTTATCGGCAATTTCCTCTTGCGTATAATTTCCAACAAGATACAGCAATTTTGCGATACCCTTTTTGTCTATTGTCGTCTTCATCTGAAATATGTTGTTACGAATGCAAAGTTCATGTTTTTTGCGTGATTATAAAAATATAAAATACCTCTTATAATACTGAAATGCAATGATATACGAACATACGGACATTGCGTTTTTGATGTTTTGTCAGCTCAAAAAGTGCCCTTATCTTTGCGTCAAAAACAAACGGAATGCAGAAACAATTTTTCAACACAATCCCTTCCGAAGGCGGCGAGGTTGCTATCCTGCTTTACGGCGATGTCGGAGACGGACAGCGCGTGGACAGTGCCCGCGTGGTTGCCGAGCTGATGGCACTACAGGCACAGTATGACAAGATAGACGTGCGCATCAATAGCTGTGGCGGCGATGTGTTCTCGGGCATGGCTATTTATACGGCCTTAAGAAACAGCAAGGCCGACATCACCATATACATAGATGGTGTGGCCGCCAGTATCGCAGGTGTGATAGCCCTATGCGGCAAGCCCCTGTACATGTCACCTTATGCCAAGCTGATGCTGCACTCGGTCAGCGGCGGTGCGTGGGGCAATGCATCAGACCTCAGGGAGATGGCCGCACAGATGGAAGCTCTGCAGGGTGACTTGGCCGGGATGATTGCAGGCCGGTGCGGTATGAAAAAGGAAGATGTACTATCTATATACTTCGATGAAAAGGACCACTGGCTCTCCGCCCGTGAGGCACTCGAGATAAAACTTATCGACGGCATCTATGAGATGGCAGAAGAGCCGGTGCCCACTCAGACGACAGAAGCGATTTATACATATTTTAATAACCGGTTGCAGATGCAGCCTTTAAAACAAAATGAAGAAATGGGATTATTAGATTCAATCAAAAAGGTCCCTTCATTCGCCAACATGGCAAGTGAAGACGATGTGCTCGCGCATATCCGCAATCTCGAGAACAAGGCCACGAAAGTGGACGCACTGGAAAAGGCTGTCAACACCTACAAGCAGAAATTGCAAGAGGTGGAAGACAAAGAGGTAACGGCTTTCATCGACAAGGCCATTGCCGAGAAGCGCATCACCGATGCGCAGAAAGAGAGTTTCACCGCACTCATGAAGAGCGACCGTGAAAACACAGAGAAACTCATTGGCAGCATGAAGCCCCAGCCCGAGCGTCGCATTACCGACGTGTACAACGATGGTGGAGCCTCACCCGCATTGCTCACCGATAAGACGTGGGACGAGTTAGACAAAGCCGGACAGCTGTCCAATCTGCGCAACGCTGACCTGAACGCTTTTAAGGCGAAGTACAAGGAGAAATTCGGCATAGACTACAAAGAGTAGGATTGCATTCGAACACGATTTGAATAACATTTAAACAGAATAAGAAAATGGCATTAAACATCAGTATTTGGCAGGGCACGCTGGTAGAGAACTTCTACCCCGACAACAGCTTTGCCTCGAAATCAGTAGACGATTCGGTTTTCGTCAAGGCACATAAGGTAATTATCCCCAACGCGGGTAAGCCTTCAAACGTGAAGAGGAACCGCACGGCAAAGCCTGCGACAGTCAACACCCGCACAGACAATGACCTCGAGTACGAGATCGATGAGTTGACCACCGACCCGATCTACATCCCGAACATTGACACGGTAGAACTGAGCTATGACAAGCGCAGCTCCATCATCAGCAATGACCGCAGTCAGTTGCAGAATGAAGCGCACTTGAACCTGCTCGAACGCTGGGGTGCAGGCGTACCTGCAGCCAATGTGCTACTTACTACCGGTACCGTCGAGCGTGCCGCACACACCTCGGAGACTGCAACCGGCAAGCGCAAGCGCATCACCAAGGATGACCTGCTGGCCATCATGACCCGCATGGACGCCGACAACGTGCCTGAAGAGGGACGCTACATCCTGCTCGATGCGTACATGTACGCCGACCTGCTGGCTGACCTCTCGGAGAGCGACAAGTGGATGTTCCAAAACTCGGCCGACATGCAGCGCGGTGTACTGGGTAACCTCTACGGACTTAACATCATGAAGCGCAGTAAGGTCCTTCGTGTGAAGAACGACAAGACATTGCTGCCGTGGAGTGAGGAAGCTGCTGCCGGCGAGTTGGCTGCCGCGCTGGCATGGCACGACAAATCGGTGAGCCGCGCACTGGGCGAAGTAAAAATGTTCGACTCAACGAACAACCCCATGTACTATGGTGATATTTACTCGTTCCTGCTCCGTACGGGCGGTTCGGTACGCCGCTACGACAAGAAGGGTATCTACCTGCTTGCTGAAGCCGCTAAATAAGAAAGGAGTTGCGTATGTTACCACGAATTAAAATACAATTTCTGAACGGGCAATTGGGTACTGTCGGGGAAAGCCCCGACGGACTCTTTGCCCTCGTGTGCGGCGCAGCAGCTGTCACGAAGAAACTCGAACTCGGTAAGGCCTGTACCTTGCATACCTTCGACGAATTAGATGCGCTGGGGGTGACGGTCGAGAATAACCCCCGCTTGTACAAGCATGTGCAGGACTTTTATACCGAGGCGGAGGAAGGAACGAAGCTTATCATCTTCCCGGTTGATAAGACCAAGACTTTCACCGAGCTCTGCGATAAGGACACGGGAGTCATCAAGGAACTCATCACGGCCGAAAACGGTGCCCTGCGCGGTATTTTCGTAGCTGGAGACGGGCGCGAGGCGACCATCACCACGAACGGGCTTGACAATGACCTTTTTACTGCTCTGCCCAAGGCGCAGCAGTTGGCAGAATGGGCAACCGTATCACTCTATGCTCCGCTTTTCGTCATCTTGGAAGGCCGCGGTTACAAGGACGGTGCAGTGAAAGACCTGCACAAGGAGGCCTACAACCGCGTTGGCGTGCTCATCGGTGACACGGTGAAAGCCTCCGAGGGGGCTGCAGTTGGGTTGATGGCGGGTCGACTGGCTACACTGCCCGTGCAGCGTAATATAGCGCGTGTGAAGAACGGCGCGCTCAAGTCCGTCGCCATGTTCATCGGCGAAAAGCCGGTGGAAGAGAACGCCTCGACCGTGAGCGACCTCTATGATGCCGGCTACATCACCCCACGCAAGTACGTGGGCAAGGCCAGCTACTTCTTCACTGATGACCGCCTGGCCTGCGAGCAGACCGACGATTATGCCCATATCACTGCGCGCCGCACTATCGACAAGGCATACCGCATCGCCTACGCCGCGTTGCTTGAGCTGATGATGGATGAGCTGTCCGTCAATGAAGACGGAACGCTGCAGCATGGCATCATCATGGCCTGGCAGCAGATGATGGAGAATGCCGTCAACCGCGCGATGACCGCAGCGGGCGAACTGTCTGCCGATGCCGACGGCACAGGCTGTAAGGCCTACATCGACCCGACGCAAAATGTTCTCTCTACCTCGAAGATTGAACTCACGCTGAAGGTGCGGCCGTTCGGCTACGCTCGCTACGTGGACGTAAAACTCGGCTTTCAGGTCGAAACAGGAAAATAAAAACTCACAGCCAATCCCCCAAAGCATACTACTCCCCTCTCTTCGGAGAGGGGGTCGGGGGTGAGGCTTTAAACACAAAAAGACATGTTTAACAGCAGAGAATACGAATGGGCGGACATTGATGTCGTGATGGCCGGACGGCCCGTCACCGGTATCCGCGGCATCAAGTATAACACCAAGAAAGAGAAGGAGCTGGTCTATGCAAAAGGCAACAAACCTCACGCTGTACAGTCGGGCAACTACGACCATAGCGGGGAGATAACCGTTCTGCAGAGTGAATACAACGCTTTGCGTCAGGCTGCCAAAGGCGATATCCTTAGCGTTTCGCTCGATATCGTGGTGGCTTACGGCAATCCTACGCGTGGTGACGCCATCACGACCGACATTCTTGTCGGCGTGGAGTTTACCGAAGACAACACCGAGTGGAAGCAGGGTGACAAGTTTCAGGAAAAGACCATCCCCTTTGTCTTTCTCGACAGGAAAAGCATTTAAGACCTCCGCCCGCCAAGAAAGCGAAGAAGGGAAGGGGTAAAAGTTATTCATTCAATTAAATTACAGAATCATGAAGTTTACAAAAGAACAGATACAGGAGTGGAAGAAGAAGCACGGCGACCTTTTTGAGATTACCGTCGATGGCAAAAGCTGCATTCTGCACCGTCCCACGCGGCGTGACCTCAGCTATGCAAGTGTCATCAAAGACCCTATCAAAATGAGCGAAACGATGCTGGGGCAGTTATGGGTTGCCGGTGATGAAGAGCTCAAGACCAACGATGAACTCTTCATGGCCGTAGTCAGCAAGATGGACGAAGTGCTGAAAGTAAAGGAGGCTGAGATAAAAAAACTTTAGAGGAGGCTGGGGTCGAAGACTTCAACAGTGCACAGGATATCATCTTCATTGACACCATGCTGCGCTATTACCTGAGCATCGACCCTGAACTCCTACCGGATGAAAAGTGGGCATGGACCCTCAGCTCGCTCAAAGAAATTAGAAGAATAGAAAAAGAAGCCAATGGACAGCGTACTTAAGTTTCTGATAAAACTGCAGGCCGACGGTGGCAATGTGCTGACGGTGAGCCGGCAGACATCAAACCAGCTGGACGAGATATCGCGCAAGGCACGTGTTACCGGGACACGCTTGCGCGAGGCTTTTTCGTTTTCTTCACTCAAGAGTTCGCTGATGTCCATTCCCGGCATGGGACTCCTTACTAATCCCTATGCGCTTGCTGCAGGAGCTGTCGGTGCCATCACCAAGATCGGTGCCGAAGCTGAGCAGACCTCTGTGGCTTTCACAACCTTGGTAGGCAGTGAGACCAAGGCCAAGGGTATGCTCGACGAGATTGCGAAATTCGCTGCAGCCTCCCCGTTCGGAAAGCTGGACCTGACGGAGAACGCAAAAACGATGCTGAACTTCGGTGTAGAAACCGGAAGAGTGCTTCCTCTCCTCAAACAGTTAGGGGATATTTCCGGCGGAAACAAGGACCGCCTGCAGAGTCTGTCTTTGGTGCTCGGGCAGGTATCGGCCGCCGGAAGGCTTCAAGGGCAGGACAACCTGCAGTTCATCAATGCCGGCTTCAACCCCTTACAGGAACTTGCGAAGATGACCGGCAAGTCATACGCCGAGCTTCAGGACAAGATGTCAAAGGGGCAGATTACCTTTGAGAACGTCACGCAAGCCATACGTCATGCCACCGGTGCCGGGGGCAAGTTCTTCGGCATGATGGAAAAGCAGTCGCAGACGGCAGCGGGAAAATTCGCAACTGTGAAGGACATTGTTATCCAGCAGGCCGTCGATATCTACGGAAAGCTACAGCCCTTGATATCGAAGATACTCGACTTGCTTATCAAAATCGTCCCCGTCATCTCATCTGGGATAATGAAAGTCATCCATAGCATCGAACATGTGATAGATTTTGTTTTGCGGTTCAAGACGGAGATTGGCTATCTTGCCGCGGTCATCGGAGTTGCAGCTGTTGTTTTCAATGCACACGCTATAGCCATGATGGGGTATGCGGCTGTCATGGGTGTCATCACCGCAGCAACAAGGATATGGACCGCCGTGCAGTGGCTTCTCAACGTAGCGATGAGTGCAAACCCCATCGGCCTTATTATTATAGGTATCGCCGCACTGGTCGCAGCTGTCGTTTATTGCTGGAACAAGTTTGCCGGCTTCCGTGCCTTCATTCTTACGATGTGGGACACGCTGAAAGGTTTTGGGAATATCATCAAGGAGTATGTCATCAACCGGTTCAACGAGATGCTCTCCGGGCTCGGCAAACTCGGTGAGGCCCTTCGGAAACTTTTCACGGGAGACTTCAAAGGTGCAGCCTCCGCAGCCACGGAAGGTTTCAAGAAACTATCCGGTGCAGAGAGTGCAGCCAAGGCCGTCAGCGGTACTAAGCGACTTATCGGCAAGGTCGGCGGGAACTACCAAGCGCACCTACAGAACGAGAGGAGCAAGGATAAGAAGAAACAGGCAGCGGGAAACGGAAACAAAATCAGTACGCCGGGGCTGGTCGGAAGCACGGAGTCTGTTGTCTTCGGCAAGGAAAAACCGGGTAAGGGGAAGAAAGGGCGTAAAGGTGGGCGCAAGTCCGCTGAGGAGATAGCCACCGGCGGCCCCCGCAACACCTCCATCAGCATGCATATCGGCAAATTCTTCGATAATATAAATGTTTATATGAACGATAAGACTGACACTGCGGAACTTGAGCGGACTATTCTGCAAAGTATGAACCGAGCGTTAGCTATAGCAGCAAGTACAGACAGATGAACAAGATAGCACGATTTACGCTCGAAAACATTGCTCTGAGAGTTGCAGGCAACAAAATCCCTCCTTACTGGCTGTTCAATGCGAATAAGCTCAGAGAGGTGGACGAAGATGATTATAAAGAAATCAAGTCAATGAGTGATGAGGAGTTGGAAGATACTGTTCGCACCAATGCACGTGGTATACCAATGCAACTGCCTCTTCGTCTACGTCTTGAGGAGAGTGGTGCTCAAGAGTGGTTGTTGCCTCTTGAGCCGATGATCAGTCTGCAAGGTCAGAATATCATCGTGCGGCGACACGTTAACAAAGGTGCTGTAAAAGGAAGCATCAAGGAGCGATGGTCACAGGATGATTATACTATCAGTATTGAAGGTATCCTTATCGGTGAAAAAGGTAAATATCCAGAGGAAGACGTAAGCCGTTTACGCTCATTCTGTGAAGCTGGACGAGTAATAGCCCTGAACCCTTTGCTGGAGATATTCGGTATATCACATCTTGTCATTGAAAGCTGGGAGATTCCTTTCACAAGTGGCTCTTCTAATCAGAACTATTCGCTGAAGGCATATAGTGATGATATATATAAACTACTCTTAAATCAGCAGGACTTAAAACGATAAGTTTATGTACACAATGGCTTATGACATCGAAATAGGAGGCTGGCACGTCGGAATGCTTGACAGTGTTGAGGTGCATCGAAGCGTTGAATTGCTTGCTGATACGGCGACTATAACATTACCAGGTGCGCAGTATAATGTAGCCTTGGATGTTGAAGATAAACTTCACAGAGGTGATAAGGTTATAATCCGCTTTGGGTATAAGGAGGAAGGCTTAAAGGAGGAGTTCACAGGATGGTTACAACAAATCAGTACCGACGGTGGCAATATTAAGCTGACTTGTGAGGATGATTTGTACACCTTTCGTAAGGAACTCAAAAATGAAGTACTGAAGAAAGTCACACTTGCAGCTCTTCTTAAGAAGGTGGTACAGGGAGTTGGAAAGAACTACTCTATACAATGCTCTTACAGTTGGACCTATGCAAAGTTTGTCATTCACAATGCTACAGGATATGATGTACTCAAGAAGGTGCAGGAGGAATGTGGCGCAGATATATACCTTTCTGATGGTGTTTTACACGTGCATCCACCAGGTGAGGTTGTCGGAGTGAACCGCTTTTATAACTTTGCTCTGAATGTCGAGGCAGTCAATCTGACTTATCGACAAGCAGCTGACCGTAAGGTTCGTGTAGTGGTCAAAGCTCTTCTTCCTGATGGAACTGTGAAAGAGGTAGAAGTCGGCTCTACTGGCGGTGAGAAAGTAGAGATAAAGTGTGCAACCTCCGATGAAGCAAGTATGAATCTTCGTGGTGAACTTGAGGTTAAGCGTCATAGTTTCGATGGCTATGATGGAAGTATCACGACGTGGCTCATACCGGAATGTGCTCCTGGAGATATGGCGTGGCTTTACGATGCAGACTATCCACGTAAGGATGGCTGCTACTTTGTAAGAGCAGTAACAACGACTTTCAGTAGAGACGGTGGTAAGAGAAAAATAGAACTTGGATTCAGATTAAGCTAAGATATGGATCAATATAAGGAATTAAGAGAAAGACTGCGAGGTGTAGCACCACAGCAGGAAATGTCAGTACTGCAAGGTATCGTCAAGAGCGTAAGCGGTTGTACTTGTGAGGTAGAGATAGGAAGCCTTCTCGTACCAGATGTTCGCCTTCGTGCATCTGAAACAGATGATAATGGTGAGATGCTGATAGTTCCTAAAGTCGGTACTGCAGTCATCGTTGGAAGTCTGTCCGGAGACTACACAAGTCTTGTTGTCCTATCTGTGGATCATGTTGAATCTATAACTATAAATGGAGGTAAGCTTGGAGGACTGGTTAATATTGAGGATTTAACCAAGAAAATTAATGAGCTGATTAAAGCGGTTAATAACCATACACACCAAGGTACTCATGGTCCTACAGGTCCACCTCTGACTAAGGCTCAGGAGTTCAAAAAAACTGATTATGAAGACATAACTATCAAACATTGATATGAAAGGTATTACATTGATAGACTACGAAGCGGTGATACAACCGCATCGAGGGGCAGACGGAAAGATCACCTCTGGCCTGATTGTCAGTGACACGCTGCATCAGAATCAGGCTTTGATACTTCACTTACATAAGGGAGAGTTGAAAGAACGACCGATGACTGGCTGTGGCATCAGTGACATGCTGCTTGATAATGACCCTATCTATTGGAGAACGCTCATCAGAGAGCAACTACAGATGGACAGACAAACTGTGACGAATATAAAAATAACAACCAAAAGCATCGAAATAGATGCACAATATCAAACTTAAGCAATATGCAAAGAAACACGAAGGAATGGATTCAATATGGCTCGGCAATAGTCTTGCTTGCAAGTGGGATGGCTATGGCTTTTCTGAGCTTCTTCTTCAATGGGGGCGATGTTAAAGACAGCGTGCTGTGGTATGTGTCACAGACCTTGGTCTATGCCGGCTCTATATTCGGTGTGGGTATCTACATCCAGAGTAAATGGGGAGATGTGCGAAATTACATCGACCGAGTTGTAAAGGATAAGAACGAAAAGGAGGATGAATGAGAAGGATTAAATATATTGCGGTACACTGCACTGCAAGTCATCAGTCTATGACGATTGAGACCTTAAAGCAAGAGTTCAAGCGTAAAGGATGGGTTAATCCGGGCTACCATTACGTAGTGTCGTCAGACGGCAAGATTACCCAGCTACTCGAAGAGGAGAAGGTGAGTAATGGCGTAAAGGGTTTTAATTCTGTTTCTATCAATGTCGCTTATATTGGCGGTATTGATATCAATGGTAAACCTATCGACAACCGCACAGAGGAACAGAAGCAAAGTCTGCGCTCGCTGTTGAAGCTGCTGCATAAGAAGTACCCTGCAGCCGTTATTCAGGGGCATCGTGATTTTTCTCCAGATTTGAACCACGATGGTAGAGTTACCTCCAACGAGTATATCAAGGCCTGTCCTTGTTTCGACGCAAAGGCTGAATACGCAAACATCTAACAACGACAATATGAAAACATTTAAAGCATTATTAGCAGTTATCCTTACTGCTTTCATGTTCTCTGCTTGTTCACATAAAATCTATGTGCCTGTAGAGAGTGTAAGCACCGACACGCTGCACGTTGCCAGTCATGATACCATAAGAGTTACAGAACGTCTTGCGCCTGTATCACTGCAGTTGCCAGAGTATCACCAGGAGCGTGCAACGAAAGACTCAGTTTCAGTTTTGCAGAATGCCTTGTATCGCTCAACGGCAAGAATACATAACGGTGTTTTGACGCATATATTAGAAAATCTTCCAGGAGCTAAGGTAGAAGGTCTTACAGCAGTGCATGACACAATCCGCATAACGATACACGATAAGGATCATAAGCAATATAAGGAGAAGCCGAAGATAGTTTACAAGGAAAAAGAATTGAGCTGGATTCAAAAGCGAGCAATGGAAACAGGTTTTATCGCATTCGGTGTCCTTGTGGTGTTAGCTCTTTATTTCGTAATAAGATGGAAGTTGAAGTGAAAGATGGTCAGACCTTGGCTGATATAGCTATACAGGAGTATGGCTCGCTGGAAGCGTTGCCTGCTTTGGCTGCTGCGAACGGTATCGGTATGACTGATACGTTAGCGGCAGGAAGCAGGTTGCAACTTCCTGACGTAAGTTTCAACCGGTTGATACAACAGTATTGTAAAGCAAACGATGTGTCTCCAGCAACAGAGAGAGGTATGACGGATGTCAAGTTAAGGGTGTTCGGTGGTGAATTTGCACCACAGTTTAATTAAAGTAAATAAGTATGGCTCGTAGTATAGCAGAGATAAAACAAACAATGACAAATGCCTTTATGGCAGATGCTACAGTAAGAGAACGATACGGACTATCAGAGAATAACACCTTTGATGATAGTTTCTCAGCGGTCAGTATTGAGAACATCCTGTTTTATATCGTTGCTGCCTGCAGTCACGTACTGGAGGTTATATTCGACCAGTTCAAGGCAGATGTAGACGACAAGATCAGTCGTGCTGTTGTAGCAAGTGTACCTTGGTACTATAAAATCGCAAAAGAGTTTCAGTATGGTGATGCTTTGGTCTTCAATGAGGCGACGCAGCAATATGTCTACGAACAGGAAAACGAGAAGAAGCGACTTGTTAAATTTGTTGCTGTACGCGATAGGGGTACTTCTGTAGAGATTCTTGCTTCTGCTGAAGCAGCAGGACAGCCGGCTGTTCTTTCAGAAGATGTTTTAACAGCGTTCAAACAGTATTTGAACCGCGTTAAAATAGCAGGTGTTGTGCTCTCTGTTCGCTCGTTGCCTGCAGATAGAATAAGTATCAATGCAACTATACATGTCGACCCATTGGTGATTGATAGAACTGGGGTAAGAATAGCAGACGGAAGTTATGCTGTAGAGGATGCTGTGAACGCCTATGTTAGAAAGATTATCTATGGCGGTACTTTCAACAAGACGAAATTGGTTGATGCTATACAGAATGTGGAAGGCGTGCAGGATGTGGAACTGCAGATCTGCAAGTACAGTACAGATGGAACAGTCTATAAGGAAATCAGCGGTAATAATTATACCGCTGTTGGCGGAAGTTTCGTTACCGTAAACCTAAGAAATACATTGAACTATGTGGTATAAGTTAGATGTCATCAAACTTGGCTTTCAGCTGTTGCCTCCTATATTGAGAAGCAAAGTGCTCGTAGCACTACTCAAAGCGATGCTGCGCGGAATAAGGGATTTGTATAACCGATTTTATAGTTACCGTTCTCACGTGTTGAATCGTCTCAACATAACGGCAGGTGTTCAGTATATAGAAAAGGTCCTGAATGATGCCTTCTTCCTTTCAGAACATCAGATATACATCGTCTCTGCTGATCAGAGAGTGCAGACTGTTTTACATTTCAAGAGTGAAGGTCTGACTCCTGTTTATGTGAGCGGTAATTCTCCGCTGTATGTCAGAGCTTATGACGACGTTCCTAAGCAGCCTTCTTTCATTGTCTATGTACCGTCATTCCTATGTACATCAATAGATGCTGCAGAAGACAAGTATAGAGGGCAGAATCTGACAACTATATTAAACCTGTTGAATCATTATAAACCTGCGGGACGCTCTTTCCGCATTGAAATATACGAATATGAATAAAATGCTCTTTAGTGAGGGAGGACAGCCCCTCTACATCGATGATCTCAAGACATTGCAGGAGAACCCTGCCCGACAGATGAAATTACTCCTTCAGGCGCTTAGTGCTGGAAATACAGTCTTCTTGTTTTCTCAAATGGAGGCAGATCTTGTATCTGCAGATACAAGATTGGGTACAACATTTAAGACAAGACAGAACTGGTTGGTTCTGGATGGTTTTATCTATGAGATTAAAGAAACGACATTGACTGTAAGATCATGGGATACACCTTTATATGTAGGTATAAAAAGAAAAAGTATGGATATACGTACTTTTGAAAATGGACAGGAGTATGCATGTAGAGAAGTTGTTGAAGCATATTTAACACTTGAAAAAACAGATAACACTTATAATGTCTACAAGTTGAAGTCGCTGTTTGAACTTATGGCTCCGCTTATTGCTAAAAAAGTCCCTATCAATGAATATAAAGACATAAATGTTGATTTTTCTAATGGTTACACAGGACAGTTACAGTATAAAGAAGAAGAGGACTTCTATCGCGTCCGTATGATGCTAACGAGTAATAGTACAAAATGGACTGATAGCCAAGGCAGAGTATTTTCCCTTAATGGAAAAACTCCTAAATGGTTGAATGAGACGATATCAGGGTCATTCGTTACAGGCGGGGATACCTCCGCACGGGCACAAATGGCTCAGATCATCATTAAGGATAATACAGCAGCTTTCACAGGTGATATAGAAACTGAGTATAACAATCCTTCAAACTGTCAGATTAGCACATTTTTCATTATACCAAAATAAAAAGTATGGATACAATATACAATCTGCTCAAGCGAGCAAAAGGAATTAAGGAGAAACGTCAAGTAGACAGCATTACACCTGAGGAGGTAGGTAAGCTGCACGAGGATACATTAGCATATATAGCTTCATTGGAGCAGTCTGCGGAAGGTCTTGGTGTCAGGAAAGTGTATCAGACAAAGAATGCTATGGAGGTTGATACAGCTCCGATCGGGACAAATGGGAAATCCCTGCGCTATGGGCAGTTAGTTGCCATCTATGATGATATACACGCCGACAGTCCTGAAAACGGAAACATCTACGTCTATCAGAAACCAGGATGGTTGCTTGTGGGGAATATTGCCGGTCAAAAAGTTGACATTGTGCAAAGTGCCGGAGATTCGGAAAGTGCCGCCATGAGCCAGAAGGCCGTCACGGCCCTGTTGACCGAGTATGACGTGAGCGCGGCAAATGGCGGCAGGGCCTACACCCTCGCCGATGCCATAGCGGCTGTTCCGGCAGAATTGCGGAAAAGTGGCTTGACAATTAAGTTTGTAGACAGTGGCAGCAGCAAATATGCAATATGGAATGGCATTAGTCCTACGTGGAGCACGAATGTGGAGGATTGGAGAAATGCCGGAAAAGATGTTGCGAACAATATGAATAGTGAGGTTCTTGCTCCTTATGTTGATATGGTTCTAAATGACAAAGGGCAAAACCAGTATTTTTACAATGGTAGTAAATTACAGAAATATGGTAACGGTTGGACCGCATCAGCCCTGAATGTTGAACGATACAAAAAAACAGGATACACGCAAGTTATTTTAAATATAACAAGCCCTGACTATTGTAGTGTTCAAGAAATTGGTGGAAGAAATGTTACTGCGTTGAAACTGTTTAGCGGCGCAAAGATAAATGAGAATGGAACGTACACGGTAGAATTGGAGCTTATTACTGATTTATACCTGTCACAAAGAACCCCTTTTCCAAAATTCACATATACCTTTGTAAAGGTCCAAGATCTGTATGAGATTAGAAAGGGGACTTTAGAAGTAAAAAGTAGTTTGAGAAAGCTTCAAAATGCCGTAAAGTACAAAGAGGTTGTTGAGTTGGGAAATGCGAGTGTTGTCAATGTGGCATCGGGGGTTAAAAATATAGCTCCAGCATACCCATTTGAGAATGGAGGATATTTAAACAAGATTAAATTTGACACATCTAAATTCACTGATGCTGACATCAAAACCCTTGTTGTTTTCACCGCTGAAAAGACAGATGATGCACCTACGTACACAATTACGAATGTGCATAAAGTCGGTTTATTATTACCATATCCGGCAGATGGAATTTTAGATGTTTCTGATTTAGGCATTGAGATACCTAAGAATGGTTTGTTAGGGTTTAACTGCTGTAAAATAACATATTCTCTTACGGCGAACGGGAGATATGACAGATTCTATACGTTTGCGTCTCTTGGTGTTGGTGTGGTAACATCAACTACTATCGTGTCTATGCGAGAATTTGGGTTTTGCTTTGTCGTTTCTGAATTCTTAGATGGAAGTACGGCTGAACAGGTTTCAAAAAATATGCACTCTATCGAGGAATTGCAGAGCAACAACATAAACATAAACAATGTAACGAGTCTAGCAATGTTGGGCTCCTCGCTGACTTCCTGCTATTGCACAACCAATGGAGCGTCATGGGTTGAGAAACTTAATGACTTGGTTGATATTAACATCGTTTCAAACGGTCAAAGCGGCGGTGGTATTGATTCTAATATGAGAGTCATTGCCCAAAATTTAAATTTTCAATGGGATGGCGGAAAAGCGGGAGACTTCAAACCAAAATACATTTGGTGGAACAATACCGCAAACACAACCCGTTATGGCGTTGAAGGAAGAAACCAATTACAAAATGCACTTGAAATTACAAAGTCAGTGGGAGCTACGATGATACTCGGTGCAGAGGAAGGCAGCTATTATGGAAGATATAATGACGCAAAGCAATTCGATAGGTTGTTTAGAAGTTTTGCGGAGGAAAGGGGCGTATTATTTTCCCCTTTGATGCTGGAGCAGTTACATTGCTATCCAACAAAAGTCTATGCTGGATTTTGGCGAAGAGGACATGGTGGTTTCAGGGTAGATGCAAGTTACTTTATGCACTATGATTTGTTAAGCAGGTTGCCCGTTGAAAATAACATCAAATTGTTTAAGGTCAGACCGCAATACAAGGGGGGGAATCCTGCCATTACAGATTTAGTGTATGATGATAACTTTCAAAGACTGCGCTATTTCACAGCCATCGCACCGGGGCAGTTTAACGAGCGAAAGACAAATGAAGTTGATAACTTGGATAGTGATGCAAATGGGAATACGGACGGAATGCCGACAGTCGGAGAAAACCTTGGTAAGGCTAAGAATACTTCAGAAGTAGGATTGTTCTTGCAAGGTAAAGCTGTGGCATTTGACAAATTTGCCTTGGTTGAGGTTATTTGTAGCAAATTGCAGATAACAACGGCTAAGTTTAGTGTAATAAGTTCGGTCAGACCAACAAAGATGTATGTTGCAGTAACAAAAAATAGAGTCGCTGTAGGTGGAATTATGAATACGGACATTATCCGCACAACGTGGGTGCCCGTTCCATTTGAATATGTCAACGGTGAAATAAGGGTGGCCGTCAATCGTGAAGATTGGGATATTCAACTTTACGATAAAGTTAGAATATTGATAGAAACAAGTGGCAGCTTTACTTTGGAAAAACCGATTTTCAGCGATTTCAACGGTGTTAAGAAGGAAATGCCAACACTGCAAAATAAATGGCGTGAACATGGTGCAGAACAAAACGGAAATACATCTTTTGACAATAGTTTGGGGGATGCTTCAAGTTGGCTAATGAACGGCAACGCCATTGTGGCAGAGTTTCCAAATGAGATTGCACAATACACAGATTACAACACGGCAAAGAAACATTTGGAATTGCCTGATAACGATGCGTATGCAGAGAAAACTATTAGTGTTTCAAGCGATTGCAAAAAAGTAGCCGTGCGTGTAGTTGCTCAATCATTTGTTCCAATTCAGACAACACGATTTAAAGGGACCGCGACAGGTAACTCAAAGTACATTTCTGAAAGTGTGATATACAGGAATTACGACTATCCGTTTTCAACGTTAAGGGTAATAATTGACGATAGCTATATTATTGACAAACTCGTTTGGAACGGTTGGAATGAATTGTATTTTGAAATGCCGGTACAATACGATGCGAAGAATATTAAAATAAGGTTACAGCGTAACAACTTCATTGATGCTACATTGCCAAATTCAGACCGCGTTTTAATGGTGCACGATGTGAGTGTCCAAAAGATTGGTTGAGATGATAAATTTATTTGGCTTTTTCGCAAGAGAGACTGCAAGGAGTAGAACGACATCACATTTTTCAATTAAAATAGAGTAAACATGAACATTACATCAAAGAACCGGACATTCATTATCATGGAGGAGTCCTGTGAGTACAGTTTTGGAGGCGATTTCATGCTCAATGCTTCTGGGCTTGTCGAGTTTCGTGGTAATGTGGTCTCCAAAGCCGAAGACCGTATGGGAAGCGTATTCTACAACGAGACTGGAAACGGGGAAATGTCCGTAAGTTTCAGTGGTCCATAGGAGGATTTCGTGGAGGCGCTTTTGGCACTTTGCAAGCTTTAAAGACAGCCAAGGAAGCTGTGAACGGTAATGGGGCAGAGGCAGACAAGTCAAAGACTGCCGGACAGCTGGGAGTCGAAAAGGGCGAGGGGGCAGCGAATGCGCCCGTAAGGCAGCAGATGTCCGGCTGTTCGTGAACTGTTTCCGGAAGATCGGTAAATGCAGATTCGCACCAGCAAAGGCTTTGTGGGTAGCCTCATAGCACTATGTTACTATTGGAGCGTCCCTCTGCTTGGTGGAAACTATTTTAAGTATAGTGGATAGTTGAGAAGTCCCTTTGGGGGAAGTATAGAAAAAGCCCCCGGCCTGTTAATAAGCAACGCCAATCACTTTTTAACAACAATATGTACGCCACAAGAGCGCGACCGGGGGCAAATACCCTCGCTCGTCCTTGTGGCGTTTTATTGATTTGTAAAAAAGTGATTGGCAGTGCAAATATACTAAAATTCTTGGATATGAAGATAGTTGAGATTGTAAAAATTAACAGGGAGTTACTGAAAAATCTGCATACAGCAGGTGTCAGAATAGAGGATGCAGAGTATATAGACCTGTATGCGGACTATCGGAGACTGCTCGACGAGGGAGAAAAAGTGTCCTATATCGTGGCTGCGCTCTCTGACAAGTATGCCGTGAGTGAACGCAAGGTGTATGGACTTATCAAGCATTTCCAAAGCGACTGCAAATTGTTTGCAGTATGATAGTTGACGGATATTTTTGTTTATAGCGGAAACTCACGACCTTTGCTCTCGTTATGAGAAAGCAATATAATTCGGCACCGCTTCCATTCGTCGGGCAGAAGCGGATGTTTGCCAAAGAGTTTAAAAAAGTGTTGGAACAGTTCCCAGACGGAACGACCTTCGTGGATTTATTCGGTGGTAGTGGTTTGCTCTCGCATATAGCCAAGTGTCAGAAGCCTTACTCGAAGGTTGTGTATAACGACTTTGACGGGTACAGGCTGCGGCTGGAACATATACCACAGACAAATGAGCTACTTGCGGAACTTAGAAAGATTGTGCATGGCATACCAAGACACAAGCCTATCACGGGAGAAGCACGAGAGCAGGTATTTGAGTGCCTGAAGGAACGTCAGGAGCGTTATGGTTATCTGGACTTCATAACCATATCATCCTCCATCATGTTCTCTATGAAGTATCGTCTGAGTATAGATGAGATGCGCAAGGAGGCGTTGTACAACAAAGTACGCACAACGGACTATCCGCTATGCAACGATTACTTGGACGGACTGACTATCGTGTCGGCAGACTACAAACAAGTGTTCAATCAATATAAAGACACACCCAATGTGGTGTTCCTCGTTGACCCTCCATATCTGAGTACAGAGGTAGGTACCTATAAAATGTACTGGAGACTTGCCGATTACCTTGATGTGCTGACCGTTCTCGCAGGACACTCGTTCGTGTATTTCACGAGCAACAAGTCGTCCATTTTGGAATTGTGCGACTGGATAGGCAGGAGCAAGGCCGTGTGCAATCCGTTTGAGAAATGCACGAAAGTAGAGTTCAATGCCCACATGAACTATAACGCTACCTACACGGACATGATGCTCTATAAAAAGGCCGGTTAAACACAGTCCAAATACTAATTAAATACTATTAGACTATGAACAAGTACCACGACATTTTAGAGAAGATTATGCGCACGGGTAAGATGCAGCATAACAAGAAGGGGAACATCAAGTACCTGCTGAATGAGCAGCTGTCGTTGTCGCCAGCCGACCTGCTCGACATTTTCGAGAGTCACGGCATTGCCCGCAAGAAACTGAAGAACGAACTACAGCTATTTATGCAGGGCGAGCGGCAGGTGGAGAAGTACCGAGAGGCTGGCATCAACTGGTGGGACTATTGCGGAAGTGTGTTGGTGAACAGCTACCCGACTTACTTTGAACAGCTACCGCCATTGATAGCAAAGATAAACCGTGAGAAACGCAATAGTAAAAACTATGTGCTGTTTCTTGGAGAGACCAATGCGGAGAGTAACCAAGCACCATGTCTGAGCCTTGTGCAGTTCCAGATAGAAGAGGGGGAACTTGTGCTGTCAGCTTACCAGCGAAGCAGTGATGCAAACCTCGGTCTGCCGGCAGACATTTATCATCTTTATTTGATGTCACGGCAGATAGACCTTCCATTGAAATCTATAACGCTCAATCTCGCCAATGTTCACATCTATGAGAGCAATTTAGAGCGAACGAAAGAACTTCTTGACGGAAACGAGAACGTGAAGTTTGAACTCAATGTATAGATTTGATAATTGGTTTCAAATCGACCTCTTTTGTACTGTGTGCGTTTTTTATTTTATTACATTTCGTTTTGCTTGAAAAAAACACATTTCGTTTTATCGGACTACTACATTTCGTTTTGCCGGATTTA